ACTCACAGGAGATAACCTCGCCGTTCGGCGTCACGATCTTTTTACTGCCGGAACGGGGCTTTTCGATGTAATAGCGCGGGGTGGCGTCACACGGCATAGACTTCCCGCCGGGTGTTCTGATCCAGACGATAGCCGCGCCGCAGCCTTTGCAGGTAGACGCTCTCATTCGTCGGTCACCTCCCCGAAAAGCTCATGTGTTCCGTCCTGGAGAGCCTTTTCATCGTCGGACATCTCGTAGCCCAGCTTGGCGAGCAGAGCATAGATGCGATCCAGCTTCTCATTCTCCTCGTGCTTCATGGTGTAGCTGTTCCAGTAGCTGCGGAAATAGCCCTCGGACTTTCCGTCACCCAGGCGCGCATAGATCATTCGCAGGAGCGTCTTTTCAGGTGTCTTGCCGATCGCGTCGGTCACGGCCTGGAGCGTAAATGCAGCATCGCCCTCGCCGTCCTCGTTATCTTCGGCAAGGGTCTCGGCGCCGGTAGCCTGCGCGATCTCCTCTTCGGTGAGCCAACTGGTATCGTCCCAGTATTCGGCGTAGGCCCACAGCGCTACGATGTCCACAAGGCGCTTTTTGATGGCGGCTGTGGAAACGGTAGCCACGAAGTCGGCGCGAAGCTCGTACGCGCGGGCGTTTGCTTCGGACAGCGCCTTTTCTGCGGCGTCCTTTCGCTCCTGCTTCAGCTGCTCCTCGCGCCTCTTCGCCTCCTCTTCTGGCGTGGCAGCAGTAGGCTCGTCCTTGACCATCAGCGCGATATAGCCCCACTTTTCAATGCAGAAGAAGTATTCAACGGTATCAGCGTCATCGGGGCGTTCCATCTCAATCTTGCTGCTGACATAGTCACTTTTGACCGTCCTATATCCCGTGCGGCTCTCCACCTGCGTAGCAAAAGCACTCAACAGCTCCACCCATTTCGCCTTGCGCTCGGCTGTGGCCTCGGCATCGATAGCCTGTTTCAGCTTGTACTTGAAGTTCTCGGTGCCGATGTAATCAAGCATTTCATTCTTGCGCTCCGGGCTTTTCAGCTTGTCCAGCTCCATGTACTCGAAAAGGGTGACGCCGCGCTCCTCGGACTTCTTGAATTTGTCCTTATCCAGCTCCAGGAGCTTCACACGGCGCCGGACGGTGGTAGCGGAAAAGCCGGACTTTTCCGCGATGTCCTCGACGGTATCGCCCATGTCAAGCATCATCTGGAAGCCCTGCGCCTGCTCGTAAACGGTCAGATCCGACCGCTGCATATTCTCCGTGAGCATCGTACTCAGCTGCTCCCGCTCCGACATCTCGACCACGACGCAGGGAAGCTCCTCCAAACCAGCCAGCTTTGCGGCCGCAAGACGGCGGTGTCCGATGATAACGCGGTAGCTTTCTCCGTCCCACTTCTTCGTGATTTCCCCGATCAGCGGAACAACGGTGAGGTTTTGGAGTACGCCGTTGACCTTGATGCTCTCGGCCAGCTCGGTCACATCGCCCAGGTCCTTACGGGGGTTATCGGGATGCCCCCACAGTTTACTGACCGGAATGTACTTGATTTCTGCCATAAAACGCTCCTTTCTTACGCCGAGCTTTGCCCCTCGGCTGGGACAGTTTATTATTTTCGACTCATGCCGTTCACGCGGCACCAGTGCCGCTGGGCCTGCTTCTTCCTCGCGGTGCGGCAGGCCGCACAGAAGCGGTTTTCCTTGCGCTCGTAGAAGGTGCCGCCGCACCGTGCGCAATACTGAGGCTGAATACGCCGGAATGCTGTGCAGCTGTCGCAATCCGTACACCCTGCGGAGCATCCGCCAATGTCGTCCCAATTCATGCACATAAACCGCTGCCAGTAAGGATCATAGCCGAGATCGTTCATGCGCTTGCGAAGGACCGTTGCCAGCGCGGATAGATCGCGCCTGACCTGATGGCGGGTGCGGGAGATATAGAAGCCATGACGGACATCCATTTCCGGCGCACCGTGTCCCCACGAGCCATCACCAAGCATTTCCCGCACCTTGTCGGCGTTCTCGGTCAGATAATCGTTGTAGACCTTGGAGCGGACGCACTTTTCGGAACGGCCGACCGCCTTGCCTATGGCAGCGTAGCTGTCGCCGTGGCGGATGCCGTCTGCCAGTATTTCAAAATCCTCACTGGTCCATGTGCCACGCTTGCCGGTCAGCTCCATCGAAACGGGGCGATCCTTGATGCCGAGGTCACGGCAACGGCGCGCGATCGCACCGTGAGAACGATGCATCATCTCGGAAATTTCCGCCCATGAGTACCTGTGCTTACTGAGCAGCATCTTCAGCCGAGAGTCCTCGTCCTCTCCCCACGGGTCTTTCCTCTGAATGGCGTATGCCTCAAAGTCTTTCTTGCGCTGCTCGGCTACCCAGCCCGGCTCCTCACCGAGCGCCAACGGCTCCATCTTGGAAAAGTCGATGAAGCTGCGGTATCGCTCGGCCCACTCCCAGAACTCTTCAATGTAGACCACCCGAAAGCTGCAGCGGTCAACCTTCTTCGTATGGACGGGTAGGCCCCTGTTTTCCACCCAGCTTTTCATCTTGTAGCCGTAGGAGCTGCTTCCTCCCGTCACTGCCAGCAGGAGTTGATTTAGAGTGACATACTCACCGGCCATCAGCACCGCGCCCAGGCCAAGACGCTGCGCTCTGACCTTGACGGCATTTGTTGTACGGTTGAGCTTCTTTGCGATGGCCGGGACAGAAATCTGCCCCCACTTTTCCATCAAATAATCTTCTTCCTCGGGCTTCCATGTCCGACTCCCGAGCGGCGGCTGCTGCCGCATTCCGTTTCCTCCCATCAAAATAGAGTGAGCTGGCCGGTTTTCGTTTCCGCCAGCGGTTGAGACTGTTCCGGCGGCGAGGCAGGCACCGGCGGATCTGCCGGTACCTGCTCGGCCGCGTTCCGAAACAGAAGATCCATTTGCGCCCCGATGCGGCGGTAATGCCAGACATCTCGGAAATACATCGGCGTGTACCAGACCTGCGGGCCGTCCTTTGGCAGCAGGCCGTGAGCATCATAACTGGTAGTCGGCCGCACGATGGAGTCATCAATGACAACATAGCCGGGGCAGCCGAGCAAGCTAAGTTGGATGTAACACATACACCCGGCAAGAAAGTCTATGTCCTGCGCCACGAACAACACCGAAGTCTGATAGTTGATGTGCTGTCTCCGGCACTCGTTGGCAAATGCGATCAGCAGCGCACCAGCGCCGCAGGCGGGATCGCTCACGGATATCCAACCCTGCTTTTCTATCCGCGCCGCCATATCGGGGCCATAGGTGATTGCGGACATCGCCCTGCAGATATCGTACGGAGTGAAGAATTGTCCTTTCCATTCGTTCCCAAGGCCGAGCGCCATAAAAAGCTCACCAAGGAAATCCTGCTCCTGGTCGCGTTCCAGTTCGGCTACAACCTCGAACAGCATATCCGCAAAGACTTCCAGCTCCTTAGTGGAATACTTCTCTGCGCGGCTGCGGTATATTCCCTCCCTGGCCTTGACCTGCGGGCCTCCCATCGTGTTGGCGATTGCAATGGCCGACATGATGATGAAGTCCTGCCAGATGTCCCAGCGGGAATACTTTCCGCTCAGCCCTTCTATGAAGCGGACAATATTCTTCTGGCTTTCCCCTCTGACGTGCCGCAGGGCGTTTCCCATGACTTAGCCCTCCTTGCCCGCCGCTTTCAGTTCTGCGGCTTCGCGCAGCTGCGGAGCGACTGACTTAACGGCGGCTTGATACCCGGCGTCATACCCGCGTTTCCACACGCGGCTGAGGTAGGCCGCAAGCGTCGCCTTGTCCATGTGCTTGATTGTCTTGTAATCCTCGCGGCGCATCTGACCGGCAAGCTGCAGGTCGTGCGCGGTATGCTTATTGGCATTTACGGTCGGCATCAATCTTCACCGCCTTCCGTGTCGTCAGGCTCGTCGGTAGGGAGGACCTCGCGGCCATCGGAGCCATTATACGGACCGACGACACCCAGCTCCTCCAGTGCGTCAATCAGACGCGCAGCCTTTGCGTAGCCAACGCTCATACGGCGTTGCAACAGCCCCACAGTCGCTTTATTCTCTGCCCGAACAATGGTAATGGCCTGCTGAATATCGGGGTCGTCCAGGTCAACCTCGGGGCCATCCTCGTCCTGCATATCCCCCTCGTCCTCCGGCTCCTCGTCGGTATCGCCAGCCTCGTCCTCGTCAATGACCGGCATGAGGCCGCTGCGCAATGCGTTCTTTTCCAGCACATCGCGGAAGAAATACTGCTGCCAGTAGGTAATCATCTTCACCAGAATGGACTCGATCTTGGTGCGGAGCGTCTTGCTGATGGTAAAGGTGCCGCCCGTTACCTTCGTGTCCAGACCGCCGTCCTCAAAGATCCAGGACATGGAGGCGTCGGGGCTGCGGTAGCCGACCTCCTCGACATTCTCCAGTATGGAAATCTGCGCGTCCATGCCCTGTACGGGCTTGATGGTAAAGATGATGGGGTATCTGTCTTTTTCAAAGCGATAGACGAGATCGTGCTCATCGCACAGGCCCTGCATCTTCTTCTTTTGGGCTTCATACATGGAAATTTCGCTCATGGTGGTAACTCCTTTCAATTCAGTTGAGCAGAAGCAGCG